CTTAAGTGTGTACAGGATTTTCCAGCACACATGAAATTCTTGACTTTTCTTTGATCTTTATCTATAACCGTTGGTTATAGATAAAACTTCAACGCCATACTCTCTAAGAAACTCGACACCTGAAGAAGTCGAGTAATTTTCACTGGGGATGTAGAGCGCTTTGATACCCGCGTGATAAATGATTTTAGCGCAAGCCTCACAAGGGGCCGTTGTGCAGATCATGAGTGTGTGCAGTGTCGAGCTCCCTTGCCGAGCTGCATTGAGCACTGCATTAGCCTCTGCATGATAGCATCCAGTTGAGGGTTGCTCACCGCTGGCAATGTTGAGCGCGTCCCTTAAACAAAGATCCTCTCCACATAGAGCGGGGCCTTTGCGCGGCGGGCCATTATATCCATCACTGATGATGCTCATCGAGCGGGGGTCAATGATGAGGGCTGCGACCTTGCGACGTGGGCAAGTGGAGAGCTGAGCGAGAGCAAGCGCTTGATGAAGTCGGGCTTGAAGGTGAGCGGGTTTAATGTGCATAATTCTCACAAGGCAAATGATGAAAGAGAGAAAGAGAGTGATCATACACGGTGATTCAATGGAGGTACTCAAGACGCTCGAAGATGAGAGCGTTGATGCGGTTGTAACTGATCCCCCTTACGGCTTAAACAACACTTCACCTAAACACGTCGCGGAGTGTCTGAAGGCGTGGTCTGAAGGCGAAACATGGAGCCCGAAGGGGAGCGGGTTCATGGGGCGCGCTTGGGACGCTTGGGTCCCTCCCCCTGAGCTCTGGCGGGAGGTGCTCCGCGTCCTCAAGAAAGGAGGCCACGCGCTCGTTTTCGCGGGTTCACGAACACAGGACCTCATGAGCATCTCGCTGAGACTCGCGGGGTTCGAGGTGCGTGATACTTTGATGTGGCTCTACGGAAACGGGTTTCCAAAGTCGCTGAACGTGAGTAAGGCGATTGATAAAGCGCTGGGGGTCGAAGATCAACGAGAGGTGATAGGGCTTAAAACCAAACCTGACGGTACCATAAAATCAGCGCGTGAGATGGAGCAGCCCACCGCTCATGAAGGTTGGAGAAGGCCTTACATGGATGATCCTGAAAAGGTCGAGCGCTCTCGTCAGGTCACCATAGGCGCGACCGAAGAAGCCCGACAATGGGAGGGGTGGGGAACTGCGCTCAAGCCTGCCTATGAACCGATTATCCTCGCGAGGAAACCACTCACGGGAACCGTCGCCGCGAATGTCCTTGAACATGGAACAGGCGCGCTCAACATTGATGCTTGTCGAGTAGGTGAGGGGGTGTTGCATACTCAGCGCGGTAAAGTTGCGGGGGTAGCCTATCACCACACTTTGTCCACGGATCGAGTACTCACTTCGGGAAGCCCTCTCGGACGCTATCCCTCGAACGTGATCATTGATGATTCTGTTGCAGAGATGATCGATGAACAGGGGGGCTCGAATCAATCCCGCTTCTTCTATACGGCGAAAGCATCGAGAGCTGAGCGCGAAGCGGGGCTCCCCGATACGGGGAAGCGCGCAAACACTCACCCCACGGTCAAGCCTCTTGAGCTCATGCGCTATTTGGTGAAGATGATCACGCCTCCTTCGGGAACCGTGCTCGATCCCTTCGCGGGTTCAGGTTCAACGATCTGCGCCGCCGCGCTCGAAGGATTCGAGGGGATCGGGATCGAGCGAGAAGCGGAGTTTGTTTCTGTCGCGCGTCAGCGCGTGGAGTACTGGAGGAGTGAGGCCACTTCTCAAGAGCCTGATCAGCTCTCTTTGTTTGCATCGATCTCTCAAGAGTGATAGTGTGAGAGCGCCTTGTTGAGGGGATCCCTCGCCCGCTCTAAAAAGAGCGCGGCGGGGGTCTTTCTCACTGATCCTGAGAGGGCTCTTGAAGGGCCTCTTGAGAGCTCGCTGTATCCTGATCAGGCAACCACTCCTCTACATGTCTATTGAGCGTGACCTCTTCCTCTTTGAGGATCTGGATATCTCTGAGCTGAGCTAACTCAGAGATCATGAGTGTCTGCAGCTGTGCCAGTTGATCGCTCTTGAGCTGTAGGGAGATCTGAGCGTCTCTCAAGCGCGCGATAAGGGCGGCGCGGTCGGCCTCTTGTGCGGCGAGCTGTTTTTTAAGCTCATCGATCTCAGCGGGGTCTCTCCCGCTGGCTACTGCGATCATTGAGGAGATTGAGCCTGTGATGACTCCAAGGATCCCTACGAGAACATCACGGTTCTTCTCGACAATTTCAAAGAAGCTCAAGAAGAGAATGAGCGCAAGAATCAAGGTCAGATAAGCGACCGAAAACAACCAACCTCTGCGCGCTTTGAGCTCTTCAGGGTTGGGGAGGTTGGAGAGGTTCATTGATGAGCTCCTTGAGCTTGAGAGGGTAGTTCCAAGGGGGGTGATCAATATCAAAGAAATTCAGAAAAGCGGGGTTAAGGAGTCCCTTGAGCGTGAAACCTGCTAAGACGATGAGGGCGATGAGCGCAAGTCTCAAGATGACCCATTTCACTTTCTCCATGAATCGAAGATGGCGAAGGTGCGCTTTGACCTTTTTGGGGCCTCCTAACCTGAGCGCTTTTGAGTGTCCCTGTGGGGGTGTGAGCGCCTGCGTTGATGAGCCTGCAGCGTATACTCTTTGAGGTGCGCTGATCCCCTTTAATGAATACAAACCCATAAGCTCAAGCCTGATCTCGGGGTTATGGTTTTTGAATCTGAGTGCTTGATAAGCCTCGTGAGAGAGCAGGATCTGTTGGGGTCCGCAAAGGCTCATGATACGGGCTGCGGTGTTTTTGGCGATGCCTTCCAGCTCGATGGGTTTGGCGCCTCCCATAATCTCAAGTTCGTGTTGAGTGACCTCGATCACGTCTCCTAGATGCAGACCAATGCGCGCTTGGAGTCGTGTCTTGAGGGGGATTTTTGCTTGGTACTCGAGAGCGAATTCAAGCGCGTTAGAGATGCGCTCAAAGCTCAAGAGGAAGCCATCACTTCGATCAATCTCTCTTCCCTGATGGCGGTGTATGAGGGAGCGTGTGAGTCGATCATGATACTGCAACCAACGCGCGGCTTTGAGCGCGCCGGCTTTTTGTACAAACGCGGTGGAGCCGATCAGGTCAATGAAACAGAGGGCGAGTCTACGGCTCCTCATCTCGGGTGTGAGGTTGATCTTGTGCATGGTTCACCTCCTGAGAGGTGATTATATCATTGTGCCTGCTGCCTTCTCGATATTCCTCCTCACCTCCTCTGATACTCAGGAGTCCTTGTCATCGATCAGTCTCCGATAGCGCTCGCGATTGTAAGCGCGCATCCTCGCGAGGCGCTTCTCTCGCTTCTCGGGGGCCTCGTTCGCGCGCCAATTTCTCAAGTACTCGCGCCTTTTCTTGAGTCGCTCCTCTCGTTGCTCGGGTGTCTCGGTAGTTTTGAGCTTGTGCCATCTCCTACGATTGTGCTCACATTTCTTTAGACGCAGCGCTTCGCGCTCTTCGGGTGTCTTGAGAGCGTAGATTTCCCGCCGCTTCGCGCGCCGCCGCTCTTGTTGCTCTGGGGTCTCCGCCTCGCGGAGCTTCCTTCGCCACTTTCGGTTATACGCGCGTTGATACGCGAGCCTCTTCTCCCGCTCTTCGGGGGTCTCGTTGGCGCGTCTTTTTCGCATATACTCGCGGCGCGCTTCTCTGCCCTTTGATAACCGCGCCTCGCGCTCTTCGGGTGTCTCGTTGGCTCGCAAAAGTCGCTGATAGGCGTTCTCTTCCTTGAGCCGCGCTTCTCGCTCTTCGGGTGTCTCCTCTTTCCTTTTGCGTCGATGATACTCCCGTCGATAAGCGCGCTTACGCTCAATTCGATCATCATCCTTGAGCATCATCATCGAACTCCTTACGCGCCTTGATCCTCGCTCGATATTCCGCGTTAGCTCTCCTCGCTTCTGAGAGTCGAGAGGCGCGCTCTTCTTCTGTCTCGTTTTCTCTGATCCATGCTCGATATTTAGCGTTAGCCTTGCGGGCTCTTTGTAGGCGCTCTTCACGCTCTTCAGGGGTTTCTCGAGCTTTGCGTTTTGCCCAGTATCGTCTTTGAATCTGCAGGCGTGTGAGGTTCATTGATGCTCTCTCTTTGCGAGGTTGGAGAGCGCTCTTGAGAACTCTCGATCAGGGATAATAACGGCGCTCTCGAGCTGGCGCTCGATCTCTTCATAAAGTGCTCTTGACTCGTCTTCAAGGGGTGTCCCTAGTGTGTCATCGATGAGCCTTTTTTTGAGCTTCACTAAGGCTTCTCGGGTCTGGGGTTTCATTCTGTTGTCCCTCCTAGCATCAGCTCATCAGCGAGGCTCATCGTTTGGGGAAATAGGGAGGTGAGGTGTGTGTGAATCCCTTGTGCAATGAGCCTTGTCTCTTTTTGGGAGTGGGGATCGAGCCGTAGTTTTAGGAAGCGTAGCCAATTTAAGAGGTTGCCGCTCATCCAGAAGAGCGTCATTAGGTTGAGGGGTAGAATCCCTCTCGCCTGCTCCCTGCTCACTCCACTCTCAATGAGCTCGTGATAGGTTGAGAGCGCATTATCAAGCGCGTTCTTCATGAGGCGCTTAAGGCGCTCTTGTTCGGGGTGGGGGGTGCTCTCCTCTGAGCATTGAAGAGCTTTTGTATGTTGGGGGTGAAGTGTCTCTGGTAGGTAGTAACCTAGATCATCTGAGGTGTAGCGGCGGCTGATCTCGTTATATGAAAAGGTTCGATGTCTCATAATTTGAGACCGTACAAAGAGCGGGCAAGCGATCTCGAAAGAGGCGCCCAAATGCTCAAAGGGTGAGGTGTGAGCATGGGCGAGGAGGTATCTTGCAAGTTTAAGATCACGCTCAGGATCTGAAGGGGTGAGGGTGCTCACCCTCGCGGCTTGGATTGGCGTCTCATCGCCGCCGTAATGATGAATGAGCTTGACGCTTAACAGGGGTGCGGGGTTCAAAATGATCTCTCTTTGAGTTTAAGGTTGAAGTGGATGACAGGTGCTTGATCACGCGCGGCGCCTGTGGGTCTTTTGCGGTATTTTATGATTTCAGGTTGGGAGGTGAGAGCCCTACTGAAGGCGTTAAGGCTCATTTTTGACGCGCCGGTTTGGCCCACGCTCTCGGCGTGCGCCTTGAAATCTTCCCATAGTGTCTTGAGGGGGGTTCCCTGCGCTTTGGCGGTCTGTAGGGTGTTGACTGCGACCCATCCTGAGAGGGCGTCAGTCTCGAGTCTCCATGACGTTCTCCATGAATTAATATGAGCCTCGTAAGCATAGCCTCCTCGCTCGATGTATTGGCGCGCCTTATCGAGCGCCCAAGGTACTAATAAATCATACTCCGCTCTCAGTTTATCGAGTAGATCAGGGTCTCTATCTGAGCGCGTGAATATGTGATGGAATTCGATGGGGATCAAGCGACGCCATAAACCATGAGAGCGGTCTCTTGAGGCGGGGAGAGTATTGGCCGCGAAGAAGTGAGCCGCTCTAGGGATCATCCTAAAGGGCTTCTCGCCCTTGTTCTCGACGGTGATTGCGTCACCTGAGATCATCGCCTTGATGGTGTCGCTCTCTAAGAGATCACTCTCAGGCATTTCACTCACCACGTTAACAGCGGCGCCGAATAACTGAGCTCTGCTAAAGCGCTCTTTCATCGCTTGTGGTGCTAGATGCGCGGTGCGTTCTTTGCCGAACAGGTCGGTGATGAGCGCTGCGAGTACGCTCTTACCGTTGGAGCCGGGTCCGTGTGCTACTAGCGCGGTAGCTTCACGAGTGCAGAGACCTAAGAGCGCTAAGCCTAGCCACTCGCCAATGGTGGTGATCTTGGCTTTGATCTCGCGCTCTATGATCTCTCGGGTCTCGTCTTCCTCTGGTGCGCGATGAAGAGAGCGAGCGAGAAACTCTCGCGTGAAGATGGGAGGTTGTACTGGGGGGTGTCCCTGATCTTCGTCCTCCCAATAGGCTAACAGTTGAGGCGAGAGTTCGTAATCTAGGTGATGGATTGCTCGATTACTGGGATCATGAGGTTGTACCTTGAGCCCTGTAAGGCCTGCGCTGATGAAGTGGTGTCTGAGCGCTACCCCAGCGGGGGCCGAGTCAAAGGGGTGTATGTCCTCTCCTGCGCCTGTAATGATGGCTGTGGCTTTGACAGCGTTACTGATCAAATTCACACTGACTGAGATCTCTCGAAATTCACCTTTAGCATTCTCAGCTTGAGCGCCTTCGAGGCGTGTTAATATCCGTTCCAGTTGGGCTTTGGGGTAAAGCTTCCAGATCCCTTTCTTCTCATCATAACGCCTGAGCCCTTCACCATGCCATATAGGCGCGGGGGTGTCTCCCATTGACTCAAGGAGAGATCGAGCGATTGAGAGATCATCAAGGGGATAAGTGAAGGTACGCCTGAGTGGCGAGAGCTCAGGGAACTCGTCAAGGGTTGCGGGCTCTGGGGGCGCTGTAGTTCCGATCTCTCTTTGATCAGAAGAAAAAGCAGGTGCTTGATTCAGGCATCCTTTGATGAGCGTTTCCAGCTCTCCTTTCTCTTGTCTCCTCCCGTTGCAGATATGACGATCAAGGAGCTGTGCTATCTCGGTGAATAGTGTCTCCTCTTGAATCAGTGAGTGTGAGAGTTTCCATAGCATGTCCCTGAGCAGATTATATTGCTCAGTACCATCAAGTGCGTCTCGATCAAATCCGCGCTCGATGAACACTCGAGGGTGTTGAGGGTCTCTGTCTCGCGTGGGTGCGTCTGCGCTCGCGCTGCCTCCTCTCGGGCTACGCCCTACCGGCGGCGCGCTCGCTTGAGCACTGCGCGCGGTTTTAGCTATCGATTTAAGGTAATAGGATTCATAGAGATTTTTCTTGCTGATCGCCTCGATCATGTTGAAGGGGAGATCTTGAGGATGGATCCATAATTGAGCAAGTTCATGTGAGATTCGCTCATTCCTCTTAAATCCAATAGGCGCGGTGTAAAATCGGAAGTCCTGCAAAGAACCCGCGTCAACCTCCACGCGCTCAAGGTGTGCAAGTGAGCGGTGAACTTGAGCGAAGATCTCTTTAGCGACTTTGGAGCCGAGATCGACCTCGACGGGTTGTTCAAAGATGAGCCCAACTCGAGCGCCTCTGAGTGTCCTTGAGTAAAACCATCCAGGGAACTTCTTGAAGGGTTCGAGCGCCTCTTCAAGGGGCGTGAAGAAGCGCTCGTCTGAGTGCTCTAAGGGGTTGTCTTTATCGTGCGCCCATCGGTCATCAATATCGATGAATACGCCTGTGCGGTACAGAGTAGATCCTAGATCTTCTTTAATGCGCTCAAGGGTGATCCCTTCCTTTTTCACGGGTAGAGTGAGGGGGCCTCCTTCGGAGATGTAAGGGATAAGAAACGCTTCTTGAGCAGGCTCATGTCCCTGAGTCCAGTCATAAGCGAGCGCGGATCTAAAAGAGCCTCGCTCAAAGGATGGGGGTATGGTTTGCCCACCCGTCCACATACGCGGCTTGGTGTAACCTGAGCCCGTCCAGCGGGCTGTAAGTTTGCTGATTTCCATTGGTGCCTTTCAAGAGGGAATTGAGAGATCTCTTAAAATCTCCTCTTGATTCTCAAGTTGTCAAGAGTTAAATTAGAGAGATCATCATATCTCTCAAACTCTGAAATAGGAGACACATGAGCAAAGAACAATTCGTCAAAGCGCTTGAAGGGGTCGATCACCCCCCCCATTACCGCGCTGATTCGGGTATAGAAGCCATCGATGTTATCGAGGCTTGGGGGCTCAACTTCAACTTAGGTAATGTCCTTAAATACATCGCTCGAGCAGGTCTCAAGAACCCCGAAACAATGAAACAAGACCTAGAGAAGGCTCTTTGGTACCTCAAGAGGGAGCTTGATAATGGCAACCAATAACCCTAAAAACCAGCAACCCTCGATCAAGGAGACAAGGGCTCATTTAGTGGCTGAGATCAGAGCTCAACTAACATATCTCAAAGAACACTCTGCGGATAATCCCTTGATCACTCTGAGCGCTTCGAGCGCGCTCTCGAGTTTGTTTGAGGCTTATCTCTCGAGTTTACCTCAGAGTTACAGAGGTGATCTGTGAGCGAGCGCAAAGAATGGAGGTCAACCTCACCTTCTCAGCTCAGCCGCTATAGAGACTGTAAGCGTCAATGGTTCCGTGAATCCGTTCTTGGTGAGCGCTCGCCCAGCTCGCCCGCAGCTGAGCTTGGCTCAAAGATTCACAGTGAGCTT